AACACTTTTCGTACAGAAAAACGATAACAGGTTGTAAATCAGGGTGATAATGTTTTTAGGATTCTTGTCCCGATGGCGGGGATAACAGATGCCAGATGCCGGTCATTTTTTCAATGGGGTATGGGGTGTACATATACACATATCTAAATACAAACATTTGACATAATAATAACTATAAGACTGAATGCTACATTGACTATCAATGAGTTACGTTTTTCAGGTAAATGTTCAGTCCAATATTGCCAGATTGGACAATAATATCCATCCACCTGACAGACTGTCAAAAGAGCTGAATTGCCTGAATTAGGCTGTTATAGACCATTACAGACACTATCTTGCAATGCTGGTATATTAGTACATTCAGGGATTGATAGCCTTAAATAGCCTTATTTTCCTGATGTTTTGGGATGAATGGACCGGCAAATGACCTGGATCGGATGGGAATGTGAGCAGAAAACGAAAAAAACTTGAGAGGGCGCTTCCATTTCAGTTGTTTCAGCCTGTTTTGAATGTTTCAAGACCTTTGTTTCTGATTGGTCTTGTTTGCCTTAATGTGATTGACTGTTTGCCTTACTTGAAACAGTAAACCCTGCCATATAGGGATAGACAGGGTTAAGCACTTATAGCGATGAGTATGTCACTCTTGTTCTTAGTCTGGCGGTTCTGTATCGGGTAACTGAAGATTGATGTTAATTGATCCTTTGTGTTCGATCTCTGTTACTTGCTTGTCTATGTAGCCATACTTGGACTTGAGTAGGAATATAGATGCCGTTTCCTTTACCTTCCCTGATAACATAGCTTTGGTCAGGTTCGCTTCACAGATTGACAAGACGTTTTTTATGAGTTGTGAGACGGTTTTATTGTCCTTAAACTTTACTTTCAGGTATTCGTATTGGTCTATTGTGATCCTGGTATCAAGCACATGGATCAACAAATAACATTCATCTTGCTTTGCTTTTTCGCAAAGTTCTGTAAATAAGGCAATTACATCAGATTCCGGCCACTTCTCAGCATTCTTGTTACCTTTCAATCCGTCATACATGGCAGTCAATATTAATAGTAGCAAAGATACAAAGGATGAAGTTATCCTACAATAGGGGACAAAAAAGCCGGATCATTGTCCGGCCTTGTATGGAAAAGATTAGCCAATTATTTTACGGATAGTTTTCCATGTTCTCCGGGTGACTGATCGGTTTAGTTTTAAGTTCGTTGCATTTACAGAGCCACTGTCAAGAGTTATAATCAACCAACCTTCAGATTCGAGTTGTTTTTTAGTTTTCATGACTTTTGGTTTCATTTTACATATCCTCCCAGTCAATTAGTTCGTATTCATCCACAGGAACGGCCCAAACATCTTCATTCTGGTAAATGATAAACTGTTTTCCGTTGTCATTAGTCAGTTTACAGTTTCCAGTCAGATAATCCCATGAATCACAATAAAACTCATTATCCGGGCTTTTCAAGTCTGATAATGTTTCTTCGACCCTGCTATCATCAGGCCAAAGTATGTATTTTTCGTATGCTTCAACGAAAACCTGCGGGATATAGATACCATGTGCGCTGTTGACCAATAGTTCAGCATGGCTGTCAGCAAAAGATATTTTCTTTTTCATCTTTGTTCTGGTTTATAGTTGAATAGGAATAGACGTTATTTCGTAAACCTCAATCCAATCGGTTTGAAACCAGGGTTTACTGTTGTGGCTTATATCGCTGTTCCAAAATGAATGCAGAAACCCGATTACGGTAGGGTTGTTATTCGGGCCTATGTATATTTTTCTTCTCTTGTTTGGCATTTTTCCATACCGATCGATAATAGCATTCCTACATTCCTCAATGGTTTCAAATTCATCATTCACAATGTTAAACATAGTGGATTCATCTCTTGTCGAATTTCGCCCGGTTTCCGTAATTCTTAATTTATAGCTTTTCATCTTTGTAGTTTTTGATTCGTTTTTTACTTTCCTCATACACTTGTTCGCTAAATTTTGTCTTGTCTATCTTTGCACGTTTTTCGTAACTTTCAATAAAAAGGCAAAGTTCAATATATTCCTCTTCAGTCATATTAGTCCATCCCGCAATAAGTGTGCATCCTGATCCCGTTCTGGCTTAATATCTGGCAGCCAGAGTACATTCTCATCTCATCTGTCCAATTAGCGACAAGCTCAGCCCATGCTTTTTTTATTGATCTTGAGGTTCTGTTGAATCCCTTGGTATCATTATACTTATCATCCAAGTCGTAACAGTCAAGCGATTTGCCATTTATAATAAATTCAGCGTGTTCATTCTTTAAGACTGTCGGCAGGGTTGCAACTTCTTTTTTGCTGGTCTGAAATTGTTTCTGTTTCGGGAATAACTGATGAAGTTCATCAATTGTTAATAAATCCCATGTGACTGATTTAACGGCCAAGTTAATGAACCGTTTAACTCCCACTGAAGGATTAGGGTAATAATAATTAACATACTGTTGAGCAGACAAAGGAACGTAATTTTGAACAGGTCCATTTTCGCCACCGCTAAAAAACATAAAACAATATTTCCGGTTCGGGATGTCTAAAATAGTTATTCCATCGTTATTGTCGCCCAAGTCAATAAAGTTACGATACATTTCCGGCTTGGTTCTGTCACCATCAGAACATTTGAGTAATGGTACAACATAATGATAGCCCGATCCTTTTTCTCCTTCGTGATATTTATTATCTATCATTAGCAACCATTGCATAAACTCATGCAGTTCTGCTGTTGTCGGAAATTCATAGTCAACCTTAATCGGGCTATATTCAATGTCTGCCATTTCCATCACTTTACCGGCCATGAATAAAGCCGACCGACCATATAACCATTGATGATGATAAGATAAAATTGTCGTTTCCTTTGTTCCAAACATTATTTTGTCCTGTTCTGTTTTTACATTGCGGTTCTTAACTGCAATATAAATCTGATGTCTTTGTCCCATCTTTGCTAATTTAATGATTTTTAATAACTTATGCAACTTTTTACCGCAAATTTTGTGAGTTGTAGGAAAACTGGTAATCAGTCAGGCTATCCTCAAGAAAAAATAGTCTGATCTCATTCAGTTCCTTTCTGGTTCTCGGATTTTCTCCCAACACATTGGTTAAACCGGCCTTTACATTCCGGTTTACTTTCCTTGTCTTTGTCGTTTGTTTTGTTTTCATGGTGTTAATTGTGGTTTGTTATGTATAATATGTGATTGACGATCATTCCCCAATCGCATGACCGTTTCACGATTTTGTGTTGCTGGTTCACACTTGTAATAATTCCAGCAGCCAAAAAATATACATTATTTTCAATGTATGCTGTGAATAATGTTATTGATCCGGTCCGACTGACTGCTTGGATGTTAGACAATGTTTTCTCATCTGGCTTGAGTTTTTCCATTTTTGCTTTAATTTCCTGTGCTTTCATGGTCTTTAGTTTTTAGTTTTCTTGATTAATATACCTATTGTCAAAAATAGTGGCCCTGAAATTAACAGGATCAGGGCAAAAATTAGTTGAGGGTTCATAGTTCTGATTTTTTAGAATGTAAAAAACCTGTTGCCGTTAATTGAAAAAAACCGAAACCAGATAGCTGTATCATTTTTCACATCTTCCAGAGTTCCATTGGTTGAAACATGAACACCAATATTAAAACCATCAAAGTTAAATACTGATACCGTTCTTGTCATGGAGTTATTGACAGAATTAACGTCAATTTCAATCATTTGGCGAATGCCAGTAAATGATAGTCCTAATCTGTTTTGTAGGTTGAGAAGATTGAGTGTTTTCATCTTTTTTTGTCTTTGTTCGCCACAAAGTTACATTCAATTCAAACCTGAATTATATGATTTTTGTCATGTTTTTCAAGTTTTTTACATGGAGGGGCTAATATGGAATTGGTCTAAATAAGAATAACGTTATGTTTGTCAGTCAATCAGTTCTATGACATTTTGTCAATCCGGTGAACATGGTTAGCAGACCGGATGAAAAACCTGGATTGATCTATAAAGGCGGGAAACGATATATATTTACCTGCATGGCGCAGGGAACGTATATATTGATCTGTCGCACAACGATTTATGGACGTATATATTGTCCGATTGCGCACGCCCATCAATTTCATGGATATATTGATCGCTTCTCCTGCACGGAACTTCAAAACGTAAATATTGGCTGTTTTAGCCGTTTTAAGACACTTTCTTTTTCAGACGGTATCTTGTACCACTTCGACCCTAAAAGTCGTCAGAATGGAAGATTTGACGTATTTTCAGGGTGTTCTTCATCTGCCCTGCTTCTGTCAATGTCAGAAATCCCCCGATTCAGACCTTTTTCGTTCGAGTTCTGGCCGTCTTTCTTTCCGATAAACCGAATGGAATCAGCCACAATTTCAGATATAAACCTTTTATTCCCGTCCTTGTCGTCATAACTCCGGTTCGTAATCTTCCCTTCGATATAGAGTTCCTTCCCCTTGACAACCCACTTTTCAACAAGTTCGGCAAGCTGTCGCCATACCACAATGTTGTGCCATTCGGTATTCGTCACTGTTTCGCCTGACTTGTTTTTGTAACTTTCAGATGTTGCAAGCGTAAATTTTGCAACCGTTGTACCCCCTTCGAGGTGTTGGACTTCAGGGTCTTTACCCACGTTTCCGATTAAAATAGCTTTATTGACTGACATAATTAGTTATTTGAATTGTTACTTTATCCTTCGTTCCTTTTCTTGAAATGATCCCTATTCTTCTGACTACCTTGATCCCGTCTTTTGGGAACAGACAATCTTCGATCATTTTGAGCATAGCCACAGCATTACTGCAATCCAAAGGCTTTGACTGGAACTCGAAAAGATAGTCTACTTCACAAGGTTCGGTGAACTTCTCCTTGACCTGACTGCGGATGATCAACTTGTAAATGTCCTTGATCCGTTTGCGTTCTGACCAGTGTGTTCCTGAATACCAGTCGTTAAGTGAAATCTTCGGTAATCCCTTGATTGTAATTGTCATTGTCTTGTTTTAGTTTCTCTTTTACCTCTCGAAAGTAGTCAAAATAAACCTTTTCCGCTTCAGTCATATCGCTATATGCTTTATTATGAATGACATAATGCAGTTTTTGGCTGATCGCTACCAGGTTCTCTGCCTGAAAAACATACCATCTGGGGCATTGCGCCCTTGACCAGATGTGATGGATTTCAGTTAATGGTCCTCCGATGTCGCTGAAGATTCCGTTTTCACGGCATTCGGCAAAGATGATTGCGCTGATGGTCTTGTATTCCTTTTCGATTACTTTTCGCTTGTCACGAAGCGATAGGGATTCAAAATCTGATCGTGTTATTGCCATTCTGTTATTCCTTTCGATTTCATGTATTCCTCCGGTGTCTGAACCGGGATGCCTTCTTCGCCTAAAAACCGTATCAGCAAATCTATCAGTTCGCTCACCTCCTCTTTTGACGCATTGGCGCAACTTTTCACATCCCAATAAGGCTGACCGTCAACCTTTGAAAACTTCTGTTCGACAAAGTTCAGGTACATTTTCAGTTGGTCCCGACATTCTTCATCCGTCCACTCGTTACCGACAGATTTAGCCCATTCATAGACCCGTTTCCAAACCTCCGCATGAAGATAACCCAGTTGCGAAGTTGTCCGGTATTTGAACGGGTTTTTAATCTCAACCTCAAGTTCAACCGCCAAAACTTCAGGCCGAGTAAAAACTTCGACCGCTTCAGCAGTCAGTTTCGACCAATCCTGTGGGATCAATTTCCAAGTACCGGAAACTCTCTTTAGGGTCAATATGGAACGGATTTTCTTCATCTGCATTCTTCGTAAACCCGCTTAACCCGTTCTCCAAATTCCCTATCTTGCATCAGGGTATTATGTACCCGATTCCACGAAGCTAAGGCATTTACACGGCTCTGAAAACATACCGCCCCGGCTTGCGTGTGGTTATAGCCAAAGTTGTCTATCAGTACCGCTATCAGGATTTGACGGTATTTCGGGTAATCATCACCCCGGTAACGATCTTTAACCCATGTTCGGCTCTCTAATCGGAAAACCTTATTGATCTTCCTGATTACAATTTCTTCTGGCGCAGTCGGAATCCCCGGACGGGAATAGGCGGACATATCGGTCATAACTTCCCGATCCCTTCGTTAATCAACTCCGTCAACTTCTTGGGGGTCATAAACTTAACCTTCCCTTTCATGTACCGTGACCACAATAGGGTCTGACCTATTTCCAATGCCCGGCTTAGATCACAGGGTCGTTTGCCAAGTTCGACCAGTTTAATCCTGATCTGCTTTTCGATTACTTCATATTCATTCATGGCTTTTAATAAATTTCCGTTAAAATGCGTCACGCTGGCTTCCTCCAAGATAGCTTTGATACTCCTCGGTTGCTTCTGGAATACTGGATTCATCGTAAAAATTTGTAAAGGTTTCGTCGGTCAATAGGTTGTATAGTTTCGGTGCTTTACCGTTGCGGTCTTTTTCTTTCTGAATGATAACCCTTCGATCTTCGGGGTTCTTCATCCGTTCCTCTCCGATCATGCCCGGACGGGTGATAAAGAATACCTTGTCGGCATCCTGTTCAATATCCCCGCTCTCTCGAAGATCGGACAGGCGGTGAAGTATCGTATTCCTTGCTTCGCTATCTCTGTTCAGTTGAGCCAGTAGTACCAGAGGGATACCTACCTGCATGGCAAAAGCCTTAAGGGCATGGCATACTTCTCCGATGGCCTCGGCACGCTTGACCATCGGATTGACCCGCATCAGTCCCAAATAGTCAATCACCACCAGTTGGCAATCTTTTAACAACCGCACATTTGACCGGATGTAATCAATGTCGTTACCATTGTCGAACAGGTGGATCTTCCAGTTGCTGATCTTCCCGGCACCGGCCTCATAATCGTTGTACGCCCGGATCATCCGCTTGGCCAGTTCGGTCACACGCATCTCCATCGAGAAGTAGGCCACCTTAGCACCGGACTCACACGCCATCCTTGTCAGGGCAAGGGCAAAGGCCGTTTTTCCCATGCCCGGACGCCCGGCAATAACGATCAGTTCACCCGGACGCAGTCCCCTTGTTTCGGTATTGATCCTACCGGATGGGGTGGGTATACCGATCATCCCGATGGTATTTTTCTCGGTGAACAGTTCGTCAAGGGCTTGTTCGAGTATCTCGGTTATCCCCTGCTCGGTTCCGATCACCTGTTCCTCCTGAAGCACGGAAAGGGTCTTGATCAGGGCTGAAATCCTTTCCCCCGGATCATCGGTTACGGGTACCTCGGACCCGGTTATCCGGTTGAACTGTTCCCGGACGTAATCGGTTTTTAGTTCCTGAACATAGGAAAGTACGTTACAGGTCTGCGCTATCCCATTGGTCAGCGTAGCGATCTCATGCGCTGTCCAACGCTTTTTATCGGCTTTTTTATAGACCGTTATCGCATCAATCGGCTCTGAACGCTTGTAAAATCCCTGCATCAGTTCAAACAAATAACGGTTCTTGTCGGTGAAATATTCCGGTTTCAGTAGCGGAAAGACAAGATCATGGATCGAATTGTCCAGTAGGATTGAGCCGAGGATTATGCGCTGGATCATTGTACGGTTATCTTTTTTAGGTATTCAGCTTCAGCGTCCTTTTCGGGTTTCTTTGAAAACTTCTTATCGTTGGTTTTCCATGTCGCTATCCGGCTCGCAAAATAAAACTGCTTCTCTTTTTCCCATCGACATTTTTTATCTCCGGGGTTGTGGTCAGTCCAATAAGCAAGAAAGGTTTTTAGTTGGTCTGGAGTCAAACCGTGATTCATTGAAGATACTTTTTCTGTAAATTTTAAGATTCTATCTTCTATTGTATCTTCATTTCTATTTATATTTCCCATATGATTATCATATGATTTTGATATGATTTCCGTATCATCTTCTTTTTTAGTCTTTCCTCTTTTATTATTACCTCTTGATTCACAATACTTTTTCCTCTTTTCAATCTCTTCTTTTAACCTATGCTGAAAAAACTTACCCTCATCATCTTTATCAAACTTTGACCATATACTTTTATCATATGATTTTGATATGAACATCATTTGTTCTTCAGTTAATGAACCGTGTTGATGTTGAGCGCAAAGTAACCTGATATATTTTCCTGTCTGTTCATCGGTAAAAAACATTGTTCCACTTAAAAAATCAGAAGGATAAAAAAGGAAAGCAGGGTCTTTACTCATCGCAATTTCCTCCAAAACAAAACATCACCGGATGGGTTGAGGGGTATTGCGTTACCCGGTCTGTCGCTTAGTGCAGTCCGCCCGATCCGATGATGCTGTTGTAATTTCATTTTACGCAATTTTTATACTCATCCCAAAGATAGGTATTATTTCAATACGTTGTTACAGCCTGTTAATAATTTCGTACGCATACTCCGGTCGCCCGTAAATCCCCGTTCGTTTCTGGTCGGTCTTGAAAAGTTTAGCTTCCTGAATCAGGTTGCTCATCGGAAACCGTTGAGGTGTTTCCCCTCCAAAGCGGACAAGGTGAAACGTACCTTTTTCGTTCCGGTAGTGGTCTGTCGAAAGCCGTGTGATTGCCCTACGGATTGAAGTAATCGGGACACGAAAATCAGGGTACAACTTCATGACTTCTGAAGCGGTCAGGTCAGGGTATTTGCGGAAGATCTCAAGGATGATCTGCTCCTGGGTTCGTGCCTTAACCTCAAATAAGGTAGGGTCAGGCTCTTGCGTTGTGTTGAAGTAAGAGTTCATTTCAGTAGGTTTTTATAGAATGTGACTAACTCCCAAAACTGCTCTAATCGGGATTGAAGTCTTTCGATCATTTCTTCATCCCTGACAACCCGGTAAACGTATAGTTGCTTGTTTTCAGGGAATAACGGGCAGTAAGAAATCCAATCCACCCAATCCAGTTCAGCAAGCCATATTTGACCCGTAATCTGCCACTTGTACTTTGTATCAAACCCGCCCTTTTCCAAGATGTTAAAGTGGGTGTTGTACTTGACAGACTTAATTTCGATTCCCCCGTTTTCAATCAGTCCGTCCGGTGAAGCAGCAAACCTTTGACAGTCGCTTACAAATATCCCTGCATCTTCAACAGGTAACATTCGTTGTTCAGCATACAGTTGACGGGCAACGGGTTCTAAATTATTTCCCTGTTGCATCCATTCGTTCGTATAGGTTTCAACTTGCTTTCCTGTTTCAGATTCAATAGCGATACGCTGTGCGTACTGAATAGCCGGATCGCCAAACGCCTTACCTTCGTTCGCCATGATTGTACCGAAATTAGACGCTGTTGCCTTGCCTAATCGAAGCGCAAACCATTCTTCTGATCCTTGTTCGATGTCATGCCATTGAATCATCTTTCAGGTTTTTTCGGGTTTCATCAGACAAGAAATAGACCTTTTCAATATCTTCGATGGTCTTACCATCTTTTAAGGCTTTAACTGCATTCTGCCACTTGGCAGTCATGGTGCGTTCCAGTTTAGGAAGTCCGGGTTTACTGTTGTCCGGGTCTTGGTTGTCGTCAATCGCAAATAGTCCGTTCAAGGCGTATTTTCTTGCATAAGATGAAGAAGCACCCGTAATCTGACTGTCGTCCATTCCTTTACGGGTTTCCGGTTCACGAGCATAAGCGGTAACATTAAACTGCTTTCCGTCCTCTTCAATGAATGTTGCTGTTGCGACAACATAGTTTTTTGTGCCGATGTTTCTGACTTCATCGGACATCAACAACAAGCACCCGTTTAACAGAGGCTTGACTGCCTCAAGGATAGATTCACAGCTTCGGTATTTATACCCTCCAAAACTGTTCATTTTGTCCTTCGGTGCTTTAAGTTCTTTTTGAATGCGGATCAAGTTTTGCATAGTATTTTATCTTGTTAGTGATTTGTGTAATCTTCTTTTTCCCCCTCCGCAGGGTGAGAACTCCAAAGGAATCAACGTGCCGTAACCTTGACAACGGGAAACACATAGCGGTCTTATGTGCATCATGGATCAGGACAACAGCGTTTGTGCCTCCCGTCCGTAAGATGGTTCCTGTTAGCGAAGTTCGTATAACCCGTACTTCATCACCGTATTGGAAGTTAAATAGTCTCATATATCAAACATACAATTTAATTTTGAATTATGCAATAGTTCAAACATAAATTTTTTCACAAAGTACATTTCAATATCTTAAACTTAAAGCCTTTCTTTTTCATCCGGTCGATCCTTAACTTCAGGGATTGTCTCGTAATGTTTTCAAGATCATCGGTTATGACCTCCTTGCCTTTTATGTATTGGATTGTGACGTTCATGGTCAATTAGGGTTGAAGTCTGGTTTATATGGTATTTCTTCTACCAGGATACCATCAACCCGGCAGTAGCCAAGCCCGTTGTT